TTGCGCTCGTGCGCACGGCCTTGGCCGTCGTCACAGCTCGGCTACTGACCCTCATGGGTTTGTGGATGACTTTCGGTCTCGCTGCCTGGGCCATGTATGCTCCAACGATGGAGCGCCTATACATCGCCGGAGGGTTTGCGGTGCTGGTCTTCATCCCAAGCCTAACCAAAGAAGCGCGTGGACCTAAGAAGGAGCCTCCCCGTGAAAAACCGCAGCAACAAGAATAGCCGCACAGACGCCTACCATCCTGGGGACGCCATCCCGTCCATCCCTGTCCGCCCTCAGAAGCCGCGCGACGGCTATGGGTACGGCGGCGGCACGTTCACCCCCGGCAGAGCCCCTATGGGCGGCTTTCAGGCTGTCTGGAACTTCTCTGGCCGTCCAAACGACTACAAAAACTCTCCGGTTAGCAAGCCGGAGAAAGGTGGCGTCTGATGGCCGTCAATATCCCCTTCTACCCTATGGGCAAGACCTACAAGATTGAGGCTCCAGTCGCGAACACGGCTGTGACGCTTGCAATTACGTCGGATAGCCCGTGTCAGCAGTATCTGTTGGCGACCCACACGGACGCGACCAAGCCCTGTTATGTCAGGGTTTCCGCGAGCAATGTGGCGGCGTCTTTGCCCACGGCAAACGGGTCTTACGCGATGCTGATCCCTCCCACGTCGAGGATCATCATTACTGGACCTCAGGTTAATCAGAACAACACGGTGTATGTGTCCCTGATTAGCGAAAACAACAACGCTGAGTGCTACGTCACGCCGGGCGAGGGTCTGTGATGTCTGGCCCCTCTCTCAGCGTCGGGCGGGGCGAAAAGCAGTCGGTGAAGGCTGGTGGCGGTCTCACCGAGAAGGGCCGCCGCAAATACAACAAGGCCACCGGCTCGAAGCTGAAGGCCCCTACCAAAGACCCCAAGAACCCCCGCCATAAAAGCTTCTGCGCCCGTTCTAGGAAGTGGAAGGGCGAGCGCGGGAAAGCTGCCAGGAGGCGCTGGGGATGCAGATGAGCCCACCCGCCATTGAAGTCCTCGTCAAGCAGTTCGAGGGCCTCAAGCTGGAAGCCTACCGCTGCCCCGCAAATGTGTGCACGATAGGCTATGGGCACACTTCTCAGGCCGGGCCTCCCATCGTCTTCGATGGCATGAAGATCACGAAACAACAGGCTGACGACATCCTGTCTTCCGACCTCCACAAGTTTGAGGCCGCCGTGGACGAACTCGTGAAGGTCCGACTTACGCAGAACCAATTCGATACGCTCGTAGACTTCGCTTACAACGCCGGGATCGGCGCGTTGAAGTCTTCGACCCTGCTTCGCAAGGTAAACGCGGGCGACTTTGATGCTGTTCCCGTAGAGCTGATGAAGTGGACCAAGGGCGGCGGGCGCGTTTTGCCCGGTCTCGTTCGCCGCAGACAGGTTGAAATCGCATGGTGGAACAAGACTGATGAGCATCATGTGGACGCTGAAGAAACACGCGCTACTCCTGACCCTGCTCCGCAAAGAACAATGGCAGAGAGCAAGCAAGGTAATGCGGCGCTGGTCACGGCAAGCTTCGCAAGCGTGGGCGCAGTCAAAGAGATCACTGCGCAAGCAAAAGACGCGGCTGACACGGCGGATCAGCTTGTTGGCCTACTCGGCAACACCAATTTCCTTATCATGTCCGCCATCGTTGGTCTGGCCGCAGCCATCTGGTACTGGCGCAAGAAGAACATGGACCGCGACGGTGTTTAGCTTCTTCCTCACGCCTCTGGGGCGCTACGTCGCCCTCGCAATGTTAGCCATTGCACTAACTAGTTATGGCATTCACCTGATCAAGGAACAAGCGGTCGCTGAGATTGAGGCGAAGGCGCATGAGGATGAGCTGAAGAGGATCGGCAATGCGGTTACTGCTGGCGATGCTGTTAACATCAACCCTGACCGGGTGCGTGACTCTGACGGGCACAAGCGAGACTAACAGGTCCGTCTGTCAGGTCTGGAAGGACATCTCTTGGTCGTCCAAGGACACCACCCAGACCATTATTGAGGTGAAGATCAACAACGCTCGCCGCGAAGGTTATTGCGGCTGATCTTCCTTGGCCTCTTCCTGCGGCAACTGGCCCTCGAAGATGTATGTGCCAATGTGCCCCGGCGTTAACCACGGCGCGGCCCATACCTTGCCGCCAATCCCTCTCCACTCCCGGCAAAAATGGTAGTCCTCTGAAAGAAGCCGCTCAGTGCCAGGCTCGATGCTGAGAGAGAAGAAATTGTAGATGCGCTCTCTGTCCTTCAGGGAGCCTGACAGGTCCACCATGTCGTTGCAGTAGGTGGGCGTGACTTCCTTCAGCTTTTCAAAGACTTCTCGCTTGATCAACATCATGCCTGTGCCGCCTGCCCATATTTCGAAAGGCTCGTCGGTGCGCACGGTGACGTTGCCAACATAGTCCACAAGGTTGATCACCCATGAACCCGTGTGGTGCTTCAACTGGTCGTCCGGTACGCCGTTGTCTATGGCGGTGCGGACCATAGGCCAATTGATTTCCTTCTTGGGGTAAATGCCGCAGATCACGTCCTTGTCGGCCTCGATCATCTTGTAAACTCCTGCGCCATCAAACTTCAGATCAGCGTCAATGAAGAGAAGATGAGTGCAGTCGGTCTTCAGGAAGGCGTGGGCCAAGCTGTTGCGAGCGCGCTGGATCAGGCTTTCGTTAAACACAAACGAGATGGCCGAGTGCACATTGTTCTGCCCAAACACTTGTTGCATCAGCAAAAGGCTCTGCGCGTAAAAACCTGTGCACATGCCGCCGTACATGGGGGTGGCGATAAATACCTTGATTGGATCAGACATTATAATCTCCGGTGTTGGGCATTTCGGGTGCGAACTTCTTTGCCAATGCAGATGTCATGGCGTCGTCCGCTGCTTGGTCTATGTCGGCGGTGGCAAACTGATACGCGAACGCTTCGTAGTTGATGGCGTCTGCATAGTGGTCAATGTTAAAGCGATCATGCTTCTTTCTGGCGTCTTTCATGCACCTGAGAATGATGCTGATCTCGTAGGGCGTGATCTCGCGGTCCAGAATGATTGACGCTAGCTTTGCGGTGCGGTCAAACATCTCCTGCACCGGACCATACTTAACATCGCGTTCTCTGAGGACAGCGACGGCATTGGCAAGCACTTCTGTGTGGTTCATCTCGTTAGTCCCCAAGTTAGTGTTATAACCAAATAAGAGATCACGGCCCAAAAAGCCGCGACTTCGTACTCACTCATCTTTCCCCTCCAGTGCTTTGCGGGCTTCTCGAATTGCATCAGATGGAACAGACGCGCACCTATCGTATGTATCTACTTGCCACCAGTCCCAACATTCAATCACTTCCCGTAATGCCGCCTCCAGCTTCTCGATGCGGTCTGTGCCAAGATAGAACTTCCGTTCGTATTCTTCGACGTTTGCGTTCGCCCTTTGCAACGCCGCCTCCAGCTTCTCGATGCGGGCCTTCGATTGCTTGCGTTCCCACTTCGCGCCCATCTGAAAGGCTATGTTCACCTCGTCGGCGTGACGCTCTTCATCTTCATTCATCGAGGCCACTCCCCAACATCTTTCAGCGCATCCTTGGCGATCCACACGCAAGTTTCACGCTCGTATTCATCAAGCCCAACGATCTTGTAGAGCGCATCGCATAGCCTCTGGTACTTGCCATGCAGCTCATCGTAATGAACGCCCCAGCTTTTAGCCTTCGCCTTCTCTGAGCCCAGCTCGATCATCAACTGTTCTATCGTGTCCATTATTCGTCCCCTTCATTGATACCATCACGGTTGTTGATCCTGCTTCCGCATACGCCTTGCTCACGAACAAATCGACAATTTGCTTGTCGTCGCCATACACCACGCCATTCATCGCATCGCACAACAGCTTCACCACGTTGTCGATGTCAGGCTTTGAAGTAGGATAGAGAGACCCTTCTTCGATTTGTTTTCGTTGTTGTCGGGTAAAAGATTTGGGTATTGCCACGCTTATGCTGAAAGTGGCTTCTAATGGGCCTACAAGTGGCGCAAGGCCACGCATGGCGGTCGCCGCCAGCATCTTGATATACGCCTCTTGGTTGACCGTCTGTTTAGGCGTGTAAACACGTCCAGTGCGTGTTGCGCGGGGGCGTTGCTTCCCCCGTGCAATTCCTGGAATGACGAAAACGATAGTGCTCAAAACGGCACTTCCTCGTCTTCATTCACCGGCTTAGGCCACTGGCGATCCTGATCCTGCGCTTTGTAATTATCGACGGAAAGCGAGATGAGGTGGTTCCGAGGAGTTTTCTTTCTCCAGCCAGAAATCTTGATCTCTGAGCCTTTTGAATAATCACGATCAGCGATGATTTTGCCCTTATAATCAGGCGCTTTCTCGTGTTTTTTGTCATCATTGCAAAACAGAACGCCAGTTCCGTCTTTCTGCTTATAGTTCGACATCTTTCACCTCGGCTTCATCACTCATAAAGAGCTTTTGATACAGCTCGTCGTTCACTTCCTTCAGGCGCGCTAGTTTTTCCTGCTTTTCTTCTTCAGAAAGCTTTTTCGCATTTCCGACCTTCGAGAAGAGATCAAGAAACGTGTCTTTCCAATCATCTTCGCCAGCGCACATCTTGTAGACCTTAATGCTGCCATCTGCGTCAGGAACATAAAGCGCGAGACCGTCTTTCGGCTCTTCATGCTCAATAACGTCGATCTTCGGCATGGTCTGGGCGGGCGTGAAGTCCATCACTTCTTCAGGGGTGTACTCTCCCGTGAGAACTCCAGGGTACACAGTACGAATTCCCTCGGAGATCACACGGGCACGCAACATGGCACGCGGGTAGTTCTTCCAGTTGTCTTTTCCAGCAAGACCGATTTCGCGGGCCTGCTTTAATGTCCAAGACAACGTGAGAGAACCGCCTTGGGGATGGGAGAACTCGGCTTTCACCTCGTCATCCGCATATTTCAACCAGTGGACCGTTCCTCCGGCTTGTTGGAAGCGGGCGAGCATTGCGTCCGCACGAAGGGCTGGTCGGCCTTGGATAATATGGTAGTCACGCGCAACGGACCCTGGGTGGCGTCCTTCCGCTTGCGCAACGGCCATGAGGGCCAAAACCTGATCAGCACTCTTAAGGCCAAAGAGGTTAGATTTGGCAATGGCATTCGCCATCCTTTCTTGATCTGTCCACGGGACTATTGCGTTGGTCATTTTAACCTCACTTCACGAGAAACCGGCGCGAACCGGCTGTTTCTTTTTCGTACTTTTCATAAAGGCCGGGAAAGTCTTCTTTGAACGCCTTCGCATCAAAGCGCTTCGATCCCTTCGCCGATTTCCATGTAACCAGCGTCTCGCCAGCCATGTTCATCAACGTAGCGCTCTCGCCCATGAATGATTGTATGGCGAACTGACGCGCTTCGATGGCCTCTTCGAGCTGCTTCGCTTGCATCTTGAACAGTTTCAGCTCGTCCGCGAGACGCTCCATCTGCGCATTCGCGGTGACATGGCCATCCATCGATCTGGGATAGCGTATGGCGGCCTCTTCTGTGTTTGTGGGCTCTGGAAGCATCCCAGAATGAACATAGCCCCACCACTGCGCAGCGCGCTGGATAAACGCTTCCTTCTCGGCGGGCGTGAAATTCAACTTCCAATAGCGGAACTGCTGGCCGCCAAAGAGAACCGCGAAATAAACGTGCGGAACGTCGCGAACGGTCGCTTCATGCAGACACTGGATGTAATCGGCTTCGGGAATGCGGACCGGCTCGTCCATTTCGCCATACTTGTTGGCGACCGCCGCATTGAAGTTCTTGACCTCCAACAGCCCGCCGTCTTCCGTCACGAAGTCAAAGTGTGCGCGGAGCCAAGGCTGGGTGCGATGCGTCCCCGGCTCATCAAGCGGCGAGGTGCTGATCTTCGTAATGTCGGTAAATATGTCAGCGATGGCGGGCTGCATGATAAGGCCCATGCGAACGGCCTCTATACCTGACAGATCGGCGCGCTCTATCTCGCCCCGCTTCTCACGCAATACGTCGTAAAGCTGCCCAGAAACCGCTCTGCGTGAGTCGGTCGCCCACCAGGCTTGCGCCCGTTCCTCTTTGCTGAAACCATCCATGATTGTCCCCTGTTGTCGGATGCGACAGGCCCTAATAGATACCAAAATAATACCTTGTCAATAGGTTTGCATTGTGGTTTAACAAATTATTGTTTCAACCAAGGGGACCACCATGAAAAGACGCACATACATACTCACCGACGAAATGGTTCAAGCCATCGAAGATTTTCGCTTCAAAGAGCGTTTCAAGACGGAGACGGAAGCGGTAAAGTATCTACTTGCGAAGGGTTTAGACACATGCGTCAACCTGCCGCATCCAGAAGAAAAATCTGAGGAAGATCAACATGTTGAGTGACTACGAGCGCGAGTTATCCACACATTATGCACAGGTAAGAAAAAGATTAAGGGGGGAGCCGCCAAAGCGAATTATGGCGATCCCTCCACGGCCTGAACCGGAGCCTGAGCCAATACCAGTTGCTGAGCCGGGCCCCCAGCGCGAATTCAGTTTCGTGCGAGATTTGAGGCCGGTGGCGCACACGATGATCTTCGCCAAAGGCGGCTGGATACAGTCAGTCGCGAACAAGGAGCAGCTCGTCCCGCGTAAGTCCTTCTCAGACGTTCTGAAGGAATTCTCGAAGGAGGCTGGCGTGCCTATGAGGACGATCTTGGGCAGGCGCCGCCATCGCTGGATTGTGGAGCTGCGGCGGGCGTTCTTGTGGCGGGCGGCGCACGAATGCCCTCATCTGAGCATCGCTGACATTGGACGGCGGGCGGGCGTGGATCATACGACCGTGCTTCACGCTCTGAAGCGCTATTCCGCCATTAACGGCTTGCCGTATCCGTCAGGAAGGGTAAAATAAACGATGAAAGCCCGCCGGGGGAGGTTCCAGCGGGCTTTCGGAAACAACGTGCGTTTGGCTCCCGCCCGTTGAAACTTGATCCCTTTATAAGGGATAGAGGTTCATCGTGCAAGCCTTGTCAATAAAAGGTTAAACCGATGAACATTAAAATTGCACCGAAAAACTGGAAGAAATTCCAACACTACACGGGGCGAACGCCGCCGTGGATCAAACTGCATCGCAGCCTCCTCGATGACTACAACTTTCACTGCTTGCCTGTTGCTAGCAAAGCGCTAGCGCCGGGCTTGTGGCTGCTTGCAAGCGAGTACGAAAACGGTCTGATCGACGCCAGCGAGCAAGAGGTAGCATTCCGGCTTCGTGTTTCAGTTCCTGAATTAAGATCGGCGATTAAGTCACTGTTAGATAACGGTTTCTTCATCGACGCTAGCGGTATGCTAGCAGGACGCTATCAAGATGCTACTCTAGAGACAGAGAAAGAGAGAGAGGTAGAGAAAGAGAAGAAAGAAACGCGCGCGGGGCGCGCTACGCGCCTCTCTCCTGATTGGGTTCCAATGGAATTCAAGGAAGAGCGGGTAGAATTGGAAAAATTCCGCGATTGGGCAAGATCGGCTCCTGGGCAAAAGGGAGTCAAAGCCGATTGGGACGCCGCGTGGCGCAACTGGGTCAGGCGTGTGCGCGAGGAAAAAAGCGTCGCTCCATTCCGCTCACGGGATCAAAATTCCAGTTATCAAGGCAATCAACCTTTGATTTCCCGTGAAGAGAACCTTGCCAGAATGAAACGTGGATTGGGGATCGAATGATGAAAGAGGACGTAATCGCGAGGCGCATCAAGAATGCGCGCAACGATCAGCTTTACGACAAGATGATCGGCCAGCTAGAGCTGAACCCGATTGGCGTCATCGTGATCGACCCCGCCGTGAAGGACGGAAGCGAGGAGGCGAAGGCCCAGGCGCTCGTCTGGGATCGATGGCAAGAGTACCTTGGGCGCGTGAACCGGCGAAAGACCCTGAAGGCTTGGAAGGGCATTCTTTCGGGCGGCGGAAAGCTGACCTTGCCGTGTTCTGATCCCAATGAGATGGACCCGCCAGTCTTTCGCACGGGCGGGCGCGATAGCCGATACTGGGATAGATAGGCTAACAGGCGGGTTTTAAGGCCCGCCTGACGGCCTTGGGCGCGTGGGGAGCTACTAGGGTAGCGCAGGGGATTCTGAAGCGCTCCTGACCCGGTTTCTGACAATGTGGTTCACCACGTCAAATTCGGTCCAATGTTCTGACGGCGTGGTGTCCCTTCCTTGGGACTGGCACCATCCTTCCCACAGGGCTGGGTTGACTTGGGCGCAGGGTTCCAATCTCGGCCATCCCTTTTCGGTTTCCAGCTTTTCGGCCAGAAGCGCGGCGGTCAGGATCGTGTATTCCCGCGTGAGTTGAGCGCGCTTGCGATGGCCTAGCACGGCGCGATCAAGCTGGGCTTTGACGGCGTTGCGGCGTTCAGCGAGGCTCATGGGTTTTTCCTTTGGGCTCGAAGTATTTGCAGGATGGGGTTTCGGCGGGGAATACTTTTCCCTGTCTTCCGGCCAGTTGTTCGTATTTCACGCAACGCCTGCGGATGAAGAGGGCGCATTCGCTACACCATGTGCCGTCTGGTCCGGTTGTGGCGAAGTGCGCCATACCCGCGTGGGTGCGAATGACGTGTTCGGGATGGTTTATCCCCGGGTGAATATCTAGTTTCATATCTTCCCCCGGTGTTTTGCCATTGCGGCGTTGGCTTCCTTTTCCGTGTCATAGTCGGCGATCCATTCGGCAAGCCCGCCGGGAAGGCGACCGTAGAGCCCCCAAAACGTGATGGGTCCATCTGTAGGGGCGGGGATGACATACTCTATCCCGTCCTCTTCATAGTCGATCACGCAGGGCTGGATTTCATAATTGGTGAATTTATCGTTCATCTATCCCTCCCGATCTGTCACGGCGCGCTTGCGGGAGAGCGAACCTCCGATCTTGCCGGACTCGCTCGCCTTAGACTTGTCGATCGAATAGGTGCGCTTGGACGGTGGGACGGCTTGCCCACCCATGCGAGCAATCTCCGACCGGCGATCCGGTGTCATGCAGGCAAAGCCCCTGGGCTTTTTGGTTTCCATTGGATTGTTCCTTGACTAGCAGATGAGTGGGACGACGCGCCGGAAAGCGCGCCGCTTGGGTGATGGGGAGAATTGGAAGGACGCGCATCAATAGACCGCGATGCCACGGCTATAATAGGCGTCTGCGTCTTTGCCCTCAGGCACGTCACCGGGGCGCAGGATATACAGGGCGCAGCCTCTAGGGTCGCCTTGGACGTAAGCCGTGAAATCAGGGTAGCGCTGCATGATCTTTGCGAGGCGTTTTAGGGCGCCGCGTTCGCGATCTGGCGCACGGTAAAGCTTTCTCCCGTCATAGGTGCTATGCCACCAAGGCGCACCATCGCCGCGCTCGCCATCGCGCTGAATTGCGCCGTTGCACTCGTGCTCGTGCCATGTGTGCAGGGCCATGCTAATGCGGCGCAGCGCTTTGGCATCATCTGGCGCAATGCCAATGCGTTGAACGGTTTCCAGTGTGTTATGCGTTGCCATTGTTCGTCCTTCATTTTGCAGAATTGATGATGCGCTGACATTCGATGCGCAGTTCGTCGTTTGATGGTTCACGTCCAAGCTTGTCGCGCAGGGCTTCATAAACTGTGGGCTTGCGCTTTTCGATTGGCGTGGCGTGAGTCACTGTGAAGATAATCTGAACCATTGTCAGACCTCCCCAAAGGTGACAAACATGACGGTGCAAGAGCGCGATGGGCGGAATTCGATCATATCGCCGTGATCGTGGGCTTTGCCCCGCAGCCCTGTCAGACCGATCAGACGTTTAGCCTGGCGCATGATGGCATGGCGTGACGCGTGCTCTACGATCTGAAACGTGGCGCGTTTAACCCAGCAATAGTTTGCCTCGCCTCCGAAGGTATCGGTATATTCTACGTTAACTGTTAGCATGTTACGTCCCCTATGGTCTCATCAGATGGCGCTTGACGCCATGACCAGCCGGAGCTGGTTTCGACCTGTTAGAGAAACAGCATGGCAACAAGTGCGCCGACTGTAGTGAAGCAAATCAGTGTCAGGATTGCAGTGATTAGAGCTTGCATCTTAGCCTCCCCTTAAACCGGGAGGGCTTTTTTGTAAGCTTGCCAGGCTTCGAAGTAGGACAACCGGCTTGCCATGTAGATTTTAGCGAAAGCCTTGCTATCCTTATTAGCGGCGGCCTCTTTAATCGCGGCCAGGGCTTGTTCGTTTGAAAGCTTGTTCATGTGTTAGTCCCCTATGTCATTCGTTGACATGATTAGAATAGCACATATCATTCTATGGTCAAGATTATTCGTAACCTATTATAGTGTAAATAACCCAAAATGATGCATAAGCATGACAATAGAAGGTGATCCCTTATATATGTATATACAGTAGTATGGTGTAGTTTATATGTAACTACATAAGATACAGGCTCTTTAGGAAATTCATACAGGCGTTTGGAAGTCTAGCGCCATGCGCGCGTCAGGTATTTAGATACCACATGGCCTATTGGACAGGGACTAACTGTATGTTGCATTATAATCACCAGTTACATGCTGTAGAAACAAACATAACCAATCCTGGCATGTGTAATCGTATTCCACAGGGATTGGCTGTAGAATGGGAAGTGGATGGGTCCACGAGCCCTTGTGAACGTGCACCCCACATCGTGCTTCCCCCAAAAATTTTTCTGGTGTTTA